CAGCTTCCGGGACGAAAGATGATTTAATCTGAATCGTACCGACTCTGGACTGTGACAGAACACAGCGGCAGGCATTGGCTATAATCTGCAATGCTTCCTTGCAAGAAACACGGGGGATGGGGTTCTTCGTATACAGCTTTTTGAGTCGGGGGTCAACATAGTAGTCTTTCTCCCCGGCAGCTTTCAGAACCTCAATCGCCAAGTCATAATAGCTTTTGCCGTTCGGAGCATACAATCCTTTGTGATACTCCGTATCCATGTTACGGAACACGTCCTGGCAACGGATTGTTGCCGTGTAGTCATCGGACTCCCACTCAGAACAGAGCAGGTGATTTCCTCTGACCCATTCGATTTCATCAGAGTTCGGAAGCTGATACCCGTAGTAAATGTCCATCTCCTGTCCCGTTTCCAGGAAGTTGATAGCCGACTTCGGGTTGTCCACGTTGAAATACTTGTCATAGTTTTTCAGCGTTACTGAGAAATCAATCTGAGGAATGTCAGCACCAATCGGACTGACATAACTCTCAAGTGAAGAACTCATAACAGAATCGTTGTAGTACACCAGTCCGTAACCGAAACGGAAGGAGTAAATACGCAGCCTGCTTCGGAAGTTCTTCATTTTATGAATCACCAGAGTCAGTGTGGTTACATTCTCAAGCACTTCCTCTGTAGTAAAAACAGCTTTGTCATTATCCCGGAACTCAACCTTTTGCCCGGTATTAGTGACAAAATCGAAATCAGTAGGATAATTCTCACCGAAGTTAATCGTGATACCTCTGAAATCAGTCGGAGCCGCATGAAGATTTATGGTCACTTCATACAGTCCGTCTGATACCAGATTCTTTCCTACCAACCCTGTGTTGTAGAACATTGCTCCCGGCTTGTTCCGTGGGAGAAAATACATAGAACCGTCAACCCTGGTAAAGTTCTCTTCCAGAGTGGCATATACCACATCGTCAGTTCCCTCATTAAACAGGTTGTCCGGGTTAGAGAAGTAGGCAAACTCTCCGCTGTCTACTCTGGCTTTCGCCTGCGCTTCCTGGTTGACAACTCCGAAAGAAATCATTATGTATGCTCTCTCACGGAGGGAGTCTTTCATGCTTGCCTTATACTCTTTGGATACCTTTTGCATAAAATCACTCTCCTACGTCAATCAGATTCACCTTGCAATTCCTGTAGTGTGTCGGATGACCGTCCTCATCCACCCAGTAGGGTTCAGCCGTTCGGTTACCGCAGTACATTTTGATGGTCTTAGGTGCATTGCTTACAGGGTCAATAAAAGTTACATTTACAAAGAAGTTATCAAGGATACTCAGTATCTTTGACCACTGTTCGGCAGTGAGCCATGACCATTCCAGATTGTCAATCTTGTATTGGTCACGTCCGATACGCTGACCCACCACCGTACCGTTTGCGTTACGCCCGGAATCTACAAGAGTGGTCACCGTAGGGGTGACACCTCTCTTGCAGGGAGGTAACGCATAACCGTTGATTGCCAGATAAGCCATTACACATTACCTCCTTATCCCGTAAAGCTATAGCCATTGGCTTTCTTCTGAGTGGTCACAGCGTCAGTCACCACACGGTTACCAACCTGCACCACGGTTTTCTCTTTCTTATCAGCCTGCCTACGCATATCATCAGCCATCTGAACCATGGTCGGTTCAACGTACTCATGGTAGAAATCTTCCATGGCTTCACGGAAGCCCGTTGCGGAAATCTCAGTGCTGCTCTGTACGTTAGAAGAAATAGACCGGGAGAATGCGGCAGAGTCATAATATTTCAGAGCAGAAGTATCAACTGCCAGTGCCATTGTCGGGCTGAAATTCGTGAAGGAATCAGCCCATGTGCCGACTACAGACTTCGTACTCTTACCCACCTGGGCAATCGCATTGTTGAAACCTGCAACGGCAAAACCACCAATCTCATAAAAGACCTTAGACGGGGAGTTTACGTCCAACTTGTCCTTGAACCAGGAAATGATTGAACTGCCCCAGGAAGAGATTGTGCTTTTGCAAGTATGGTACAATTCACCGATACCGTTCTTAAAACCACTCACTACATTAGAAGCTACATTGTAGAAACCGTTGTAGGAGCAATATGCTGTGAACCAATTCTTCACGCTGCTACCGAAGGTACTCATGTTACCCTGTGTCGCAATGTAATACCCACCGATTCTGTTCTTGAATCCATCAACCACACTGGTTGCGAAGCCAGAGAATGCAGAAGCGGAAGCAATACCAGAAAACCAGTTCTTCACATTGCTTGCCCAAGTGGTCATATTGCTCTTCGTATTCACATACGCAGAACCAATCTTATCCTTGAACCCGGTCACCACATTATTCGCAAAGGTCTGGAAGTTTGTAGAGTTCACACCGCCGAAGCCGCTGTTCGTAAACCACTCCTTCACATTCGTAGCCCAGGTAACCATGTTGGACTTCGTAGTGGTATAGGTGGAACCTACCTTTGTACGGAAGCCCTCAATGACATTCCCGGCAAACGTCTGGAAGTTCGTAGAGTTTACTCCACCGAAGGAACTATTGGTGAACCATTCTTTGACCTTACTTGCCCAGGTGGTCACGTTCGCTTTGGTATTGGTATAGGCACTACCGACTTTGGTTCGGAAACCTTCAATCGTGTTGTTCGCAAAAGTACTGAAAGTATCGCTGTTCACTCCACCAAAAGAGTTGTTGCTGAACCAGTCTTTTACTTTGTCTGCCCAGGTGGTCACGTTAGACTTAACCGTGGTATAAGTACCACCAACCTTGTCTTTGAAGCTGCTTACGATATTGCCGCCAATTTCCTTGAAATGCTCAACAATACCCTTGCCGTCCTCACCCTTCGTGAACCACTCAATGACCTTGCCTGCCCATTCCTTAACCTTGCCTGCAATCTCACTGAACTTATTGAGTCCCTGTAAGAAACCTTCGACAACATAACCGCCCATCTCCTTCATTACTGTAGAAGGAGAGTGAATACCGAAGCACTCTTTGAATCCGTCAATGAACGGGTCAAATACGTTCTCCTTAATCCACTTGCCGATATTCTTAATGCCGTCCCAGATACCCTCAAGCAGACCCGCTACCCAGTCAAGACCGCACCTTTTCGTGCCGTCATCATTGGTGAGATATTCCTGGAAATACCCAGTAATGTCCTCCCAGATACCCTGCACGAAACCTGCGATAAAGCTAACCGCAGCCGCCAGAGCAGAACCCAGTAACTCTGTGCCACACCTGCAAAGTCAATGCCCTTAATACAAGCCTTGAGATTCTTCCACAGGTCTTTGCCCATCTTGTTCCAGTTATAGCTTGCAATCCACTCCTGGGCTTCATTGAATGCACCCTTCAAGAAATCGCCAATGCTCTTTCCCACAAGGTTCCAATTCAAACCGCCAAGCAAGCCAATCATAAAATCAAGGGCTACCGTGACACCACGAACCAGAAGTCTGCCCAGGTATGTGAAGTCAATTTCCTCCATTGCACCATTCAGCAGTTCTGCTATATGGTTACCCAGGTTCTTGAAGTCCGCTGTCTTTAGGAACCAGTATGCTGTCTGTATTGCACCGTTCAGTCCGTATCCAATCTTGTGACCGATACCAGACCAATCAATGCTATCCACAATCTCATTAAACTTTTCACCCAGTAAAGTACCCAGGGTTTTCCAGTCACCTGCGTCCAGTGCTGCTTTCAGCTTGTCGGTAAATTCAGAAATGCTGCTGTCAATCGGCACGGTTTCAAACATATCACCGTAGTTCTTACTGCCAGAACCGCTTCCACTGGAATCTTTCTGGTTGATAATGTTCAATTCATCAATGCCAACCGTAGCGTCCTTAATATCCTTTGCTGCTTTCTTCGCAGACTTACCCGCACCAGAAATGGAATCTCCATAGGAAGCTGCCGCTTTCTTCGCTTTCGTGAAGGTAGTTGCGCCAGACAGACGGGCGAAAAACTGATTGACGATATTCAGCAGTGCTGCAAACTTATCAATCAGAGCGTCCACCGCAGGAGCAATCATATTGATGAGCGGAGCAACCATAGCACCCATGCTGTTCTTGAGGTACTGGAAACTGGTTGCCAGACTGTCCATACTTCCCTTGAACGTACCGCCCATGAGGGAACTGTACATATACAAATTCTGAATACCTTCCTTCATTGCAGCAGTAAGCTGTGCAAAGAGGAATCGAATTGCACGGTACATTGCAATACGCTTTAAGGAAGAGAACAACTGACCCATACCCGAAGTTGTTTGCTTCACCTTGCTACTCAGTTTGGAGCCGATAGTGCTTCCCAGTTTCTTACAGGCATTCACTGCTGATTTTGCCGCAGTGCTTACCCCCTTCAAGGCAGCTTGAAGTGCTTTCAGAGCAACACCACCTACAGCAGAAAATGCTCTTGAGAACACGCCACCTACACCTTGCAGAACACCAAGGAATCCCCTGGTCTGCGTAGCGGCAGCAGTAATCTGGGAAGTATACTGAGTAATGCCAGAGGTTGCCGCTGTAGCCGCCGCACCTGCATTCGTTGCACCCGCAGGGTCAGCAGGAGCCGCAGTCCCAGTAGGCGTAGCCGTCTGGTTCCCAGTAATATTTCTCATATTCGGAATCTGGATACCCTGCATATTCTGTAGAGCAGTGCTAAGTGCTTCAACCTTTTCCACACCAGACCAATCCAGACTATCCAGAGAAGCACCGATTTCAGTTATTCTCTTAGAGATTGTGGAGGAAATCTTGACATTGCTCAGAGAATTAAGGCTTTTCGTCAAATCTTCAATCTTCTCAATCCCGGACATACTCAGCTTTGCATTGCTGATTGCGTCCAGTTTCTTGCTGATATTGTTCAGACCTGCGCCGCCTTTGGTTGCTGCTTTCAGCTTATTGAAGCTGTTAATCAGAGCGTCTACACCTTTAGCGGCATTTTCGGACTTCGCTTCAATTTGAAACTCAAGACCTTCAATCTCAACTGCCATGATTTATTCCTCCTTCCGTTTGAATTTTGAATTAACCCCTGCCATTATCTGCTTCATGGCTTCCTTACCTGCATTCAGCTTCTTGTGATTCTCTTCCTCTTGCTGCTGTCTATGACGTGCTTCGGTGAGAGGAATCGGAGCCTGCCTGTAAGGAATAGGCTTATGCTTTTTACTCATAGCGTTCAATACAGGGGAAGCGTCAACCAACGCTTCATAGAAATACAGACCTTGTAGCCAGAGGGCTTCATTCTGCCGCTCTTTGACCTTTTCATCCATATCCCTGTAGTACCGTGCCATCTCACAATCACCATCCCAGTAATCGTGATAGCCCATACCCAGACTCATGTAATAACCGCAGAGTTTTTCAAAAGTTTCCCCGTAACGATAAACAACGGGCAAGCGGCGGTTGCCGCCGCCCGTTGCAGCCTGGGAGTCCGAACCCGTTACCAGTTCGCTTCCCAACTCACGTTTTTTACCGCTTTCTCATCGGGTTCCTCCATCAGAGTCACAATCGGGTCATTGTACATCTCTGCCAACTTGCCAATCAGTTCGTCCTTATGGGGCATACCCGCATAAATCTTGTCAATCACATCCTGCTTCACGAAACGATGGTGCGCCTTGAATGCACCTGCAAAAAGAGCAGGAAGCAGAGTCATAGGCTTACGGTCAATGTCCTGTGCAACAAAGCCCTCATCCTCCATCTGCTTGACAGTACGCCTGGTAAACTCAAGCGTGTATTCCTTATCTTCATAGGTAAAAACAATCTGTTTAGCCATTGCTCAACTCTCCTTTAATTCTCAAAATTAAATGTAATCTTACTCTTCGTCCTCAGTGATAGGAGTGGACGGGGCAATCGTAATCGCCATACCACGAACCTCATTCACGCCGCCGCCAGTAACGTAGACGGACAGTTCGCCTGCAAACTTGAACTTGCCCTCAGAACCCGTAGGAGTCG